ATCTTCAAGAAACACTCACCTAGGTAATTCGTAATCCTTGGTTTATTAGGACTAGTCCAGGTCTTTAGAATTTCAAACTGTTTCTCAGGAGGAAGATCCAAAAGATCAGGAATCTCTTTTGCAGCAGCTTCTTTAACCCTACTCTTATACTCGACAATAGCGGCAAGAAACTCTTTATTGTTTACGTAATGTTCGGACTTTGCTTTCCGCCTTGGCATGGTAATAACAGACATAGGAATATATTATCACATGAACACATTATATCATTTAATGTAGAAAGTGACAAGGTGACAGGGGCTTGACAAACCTTGTCTCCATGAATAGAATAACTCTGTTAGGGTTCAAAGATGAGCTATTAGCTATCTTTGATATCCTTTAGGAACAACTTCTCTAGCATCTTCTTAGCATCAGAGACACTAGATATGTATCCCATCTTCCTATCTATGTGAGATCTAGTGCCTTCTTTTTCATCTGATTCATGTATGTATCTTTGATGCATCATGATCATTTCAATATCACTGCACTCAGTCATCGTCATGACGTTTGACATATTCAAAACATATAAATCTTCAGAAGAAGTTTTGATCCAAGGTTCTACCTTATATCCCGCAGGGATATCCGCCCCAGGTAATTTAATTTCTTTAATGATAATTGGATGATGTAACAACAACATTGTTCTATCATCTTCATCACAAGCTGCAACCTTTGCGAAGACCTCCTCTCCAGAAATAAGTTTTATCGATGCGTAAAAATCGTCTTCCATATTATTTCTTGAGATTGATGGAAACTATTTCATAGTTAAATTGTTCTTCGTTGTAGGTTTTTATCCTTTCAATTAAGTGATTGAGTGTGTAATTTTTTCTTGATTGATATGTACAATCATCAGCGATGTCAAAAAGCATCGCTTTTACTTTGTCCTTACCTTTCCTTAGAACTCTTCCGATGGATTGTAAGTTACGTACTCTAGATTTAGATGGAGAAGCAAAAATAACATTATGTAACCTTTTAATATTGATTCCTGTAGAGAAGGTTCCATAAGATGCAACGATGATTGCGTTCTCTTGAGATTCCGTAATCGCCCTTACATGCTCTCGTTCATCTGCAGCCACACCACCATGAATGAAGAAAACCTTTCGGTCTTGTGACTTATTAGTATTTATTAAATCATATAAAACCTCTCCATGAGAAGCGACTCTGCTATATAATACTAACGTGTTACCTTTCAGATCTAAAGCAAGATTCTTGATAAACTTGTTTCTTCTTTCATGAGAGATAAGATATTGAATCTCGTCCTCATAAGAATCAAACTTCTGAGGATTATGTTTTAGAACTAAACATGTAATATCAAGGCGAGATAGATGTCCTTTCTCCATCAACTCAGCCGTTCTGGTGACTTTATATGCAGGTCCAAACAGACCCTCCAGCACCCATTTGTGCGTTTGTGATCCATCTAAAGTTCCAGTAAATCCAAACCTATACTTCGCTGTATGAAGTTTGGTCATGATCTGAACCAAAGACTTAGATTTAAATAAGTGAGCCTCATCTCCGATTACAACATCAAACTTCTCAAAATACTTTCTATCTAACTTATAGATCGATTGCCAAGTTGTAATCGTTACAGGAGCATCTGTCTCCTTTTCCCGTCCAGAGTAAATTTTGTGGCAGTATGTCTCAGACTCCCATCCATATTCCTCAAAGTCCTTATACATCTGCTCTACCAAACTTGTCGTGGGAACAATTACCAGGATATTTTTGTTGTGAGATGTATAATATCTGGCGATTGAATAAATCATCAGAGATTTGCCGCTCGCAGTGGGACTTATCAATAGTCTTCTATTGTGTCGCAGAGCATCGTATACTCCCTCGACTTGGTATTCACGTGGTTCGTGACTGGTGATAGACTTCATATAATCTCTAACACCATCAAATGAAATCATCTCATTGACTTCAAATGGAGTGCCAAAAAATTTGTTGTCTAAAAATTTGTAGTCGTAATTATAATTCTTACAGAAAGAAATAATCTTATCTAATAGTCCAACATAGATCTCGCCCGTGTGCGTAGAGAAGAGGCGAATCTTTCCATCCCAATACTTACTTCTGTATTGAGGCATAAATTTTGCTCCAGGAACTTCAAATGTGAAGTGATCTGAGAGTTCCTGGTAAACGTGAGGCTCTGCCTTTATTCGGAGATATACTTCATTCTTCTTTTCAATCTGTAATTCAACCATAACCAGCAGTAAATCTTTGCCACTCGATCGCGTTCTTAATCTGGTACGTCCGATTGGAGACCTGTTTTAGAATGCTCTCAATATAATTTAGCATCGTTTCATAGTAGTCAATTTTGAGATTGACTTGACTAAGTTTTTCGTCTGCATCAAGATACTTTTGCATAGCATCTTTGTCCCTTACCTTTTTAGGAAAGGGATTCTCTAGATACACATCTGGATCAGCTTTGCCAGAATAGTATTCATATCTTTCATGACGAATGTTTTTACGTTGCTGCTCTGCTTTTTTTCTCAGCAGCAAAATATTATTGAAGAGTTCGTGATACTTCGCATGAAGTGCCGGAATCTTCAGCGATTCGTCATGTAAGTTATCTTTATCAATCTGTGAGTCTTTTTCCCACATACTTTGTATAGTTTCAAGGTTCATAGGCGATTGCCCTGAAGATCAGTTAGTTCGTATATAGTATACTTGAAAGTTACCTCTGCTGTAAAGTAGTCGATGTCTCCTGGGGTAGCATCAAACTGCAGAGTTGTTAAATCAGTGGGCCATAGATCACTGAACTTGACCATGAACTGAGGATTATTAGTTGAGTTCATAACAAGCAAAGATCCATCGCTTGTTAAGTTATCAGGATTTCTTCTGTCTTCATCAGGGAACCCAGCACGACCTGCACTCAGATCATAGACTTCTCCTAGGTTGTCTGGGAACGCAATACCACGCATCCAGTTTTGGATCTGCATGTAGTTCTCAAGGTTCTCATCAACCAAAAACCTCAGAGTAAAATCTTGAAAGTCCATCTTATCACCAACCTGAGGAATATCTTTCAGATACGTTGGTTGAAACGCAGGTGATACTGATATGCCAGGAATTTGTGCCGAGTTACTGAAGAAACTTACCTTAGGGCACTTTGACAAGGTGAATCGAAAACCTGTTGGTGACAGGTAATTTCGATTCTCAATTTGCTTGTCAAATGGGGTTGCCATATTACTAGGACTTTATTTGTATTTAGATAAAAAAAGAGGGGTCCGAAGACCCCTCCTGCACTTCCTTCACACGTAAGGAAATTATATCACATGAGGTTCTTAACTGCAACACGTCTGTAGTAACGGTTGCTGTTAACACGGAGGCGACCAACGCCTTGGGTTGTACCCTCAGCGAAGGGGTTAGCGACCATGCCATAACGAGTCTTGAATCCAATTTTCGGTTGGAAGGTGTTCTCGCCAACGGCACGTACCATCTGCAGGGGTACGTAGGGGCAATAGAACAGACCAGCGTCATAAGGTGAAGTACCCTTATAACCGACAACGTAGTACTGGTTACCGTTAGCAGCGTTAGCAGCGGTCAGGTTAGCAGAATACGGGTCGATGTAGACTCTGTACTTACCATTGATGGTGCCAGCAAAGGTGTTGCCGGTGTCATCAACGTTCAGGTTAGCGTTCAGAGCAGGGGTGTAATCAAGTACACCAGCCATGGTCAGAGCAGAAGCAACATCAGCAGAAGTCAGGATGATGTTACCCTTCCCTCTACGAGTTCTTTGTGCAATTGCGTTAGCATCGCGCTCGATCTGGAACAGGAGACCCTTGAACTTCTCAACAGACCAACGACCGTTGGAGTCGATGTCCAGGTCGAAGATACCAGCAGAAGCGACGTTAGAAACAGCGCCTTGCTCAGCAGTCTTATAGATGGTTCTGATGACTTCGCGGTTGATTTCAGCGAGGATCTCAGTTGACAGGATGTTTGCCAACTCAGCCTCAGCGTTCAGACCGTGAATCGCCTTGAGGTCTTGTGCCAGTTCCAGG